GTTGAAGGTATCTTCTTCTCAGGTTCATTCTGTTCAATATTTTGGTTAAAATCTCGTGGTATTATGCAAGGTTTGTGTAATGCTAATTCATTAATCTTTAAAGATGAGAATTTACATTGTGATTTTGCGATTCATTTGTTAAACAATCATATTGAAAACAAACCAAGTGAAAAGAGAATTAAAGAAATTCTACTTTCAGCTCTTGAAATTGAAAAAGAATTCATCACTGAATCATTACCTGTTTCTTTAATTGGTATGAACCAAAACTTAATGAAACAATATCTTGAGTTTGTTGTTGATGGTTTATTGGTAAAGTTTGGATGTAAAAAACAATTTAATGTTGAACAACCATTTAAGTTCATGGAACAAATTGCGGTTGAAACAAAAGGTAATTTCTTCGAGTCAAGAACCGTTGAATACCAAAAAGCTAAATTGAATGAAACATTGTCCTTTACTGACGATTTCTAATTTATTATTTTTATAGAACTATGATGTCACTTAAAATTAAAAAGAGAGGTGGAGATGATGCGTCATTTAACCCACAGAAAATTTATAACCGCATTAAAAGAGCTTCAAAGGGGTTGAGTGTCAACTCCGATGAAATCTTTATTAAGGTTATCACTTCAGTACCAACTGAAGGTATTATTACAACAAAAGAATTAGATAAATTAATCTATGAAATTGCTGCAGCATTTACAGGCAGTCATCATGATTACTCAAGATTGGCTTCTTCAGTTGCTATTTCATCTTATCATAAAGAAACTGACCCAAGTTTTTCAAACACAATGAATTTGTTACATGGTGAAGGTATCATCAATGATAAATTAATGGAAATTATTGAGTCTTACGGACCTGATAAGATTGATGAAGTTATCAATCACGATAATGATTATAACTTCGACTATTTTGCTTGGAGGTCACTTGCTGAGATGTATCTTTTGAAATTGTCAGAAGGTAAAGTAGTTGAACGTCCACAACATATGTATATGAGAGTTGCTCTTTGGGTAACTAATACATTTGAGGAAGCGGTTGAGTATTACCAAGCGTTATCAACACAAAGAATATCTCCGGCAACACCAATTATGATTAACGCTGGTACTAAAACACCACAACTTGCTTCTTGTGTTCTTCATTACAATGATTCGGATTCAAGAGAAGGTTTGTTAAACACTATGAGAGATATCTCAACCTACTCATCGGATGCTGCGGGTATCGGACTATCAATGTCTAACATTCGTAGTAAGGAGAGTCGTATTTCATCTTCAGGTGGATATGCTGGTGGATTGTTGAAGTATCTTAAAATTGTTAACGAGTCACTTCGTTTCTTTAACCAACAAGGACGTAGACCTGGTTCTGCGGCAATTTACTTGGAACCTTGGCATAAAGATATCTTTGACCTATTGGAGATTAAAAAGAACACAGGTGCTGAGGAATTGAGAGCACGTGATTTATTTACAGCACTTTGGATTCCTGACAACTTTATGAACGCAGTTAAGAATAACGACGATTGGTATTTGTTCTGTCCTAACGATATTATTAAGGCTGGTATTAAACCATTACAAGAAAGTTATGGTGATGAGTATGAAACTAACTATAACAAAGCAGTTGAGTTAGGTCTTGGTAAGAAAGTTAAGGCTCAGGAAATTTGGAATAAGATTATTGAATCACAAGTTGAAACAGGTGTTCCATATCTATGTTCTAAAGATAGTGCTAACAGAAAGACAAACCATCAGAACATTGGTGTTATCAAACAATCAAATCTTTGTAATGAAATCTATCAATACACAGATGAAAAAACTACTGCTATTTGTACTTTATCATCTATGGTATTAAAGAACTATGTAAAAGATGGTGAGTTTGATTTCCAAGGATTATATGACGAAACCCGTAAGGTTGTAAGAGCGTTGAACAAAGTTGTTAATATCAATAATTACTCAACTGACAAAGGTCATACTGGTGGATTACTACAAAGAGCAATCGCTATTGGTACACAAGGTCTTGCTGACGTATTTTATTTAATGGATTACATCTTTACATCTGAAGAAGCTCGTAAGTTGAACAAAGATATTTTTGAAACAATCTATTTTGCGGCAATCACTGAAAGTAACAGATTGTGTATGGATGGTAAGTATGAACCGTATGCTTACTTTAAAGGGTCACCAATGTCACAAGGAGTATTCCAATTTGATATGTGGGGATTAAACGAAAATGAATTATCAGGAAGATGGCCATGGTCAACTCTGAAAGAGAATGTTAGTAAGTATGGAGTTTGTAACTCATTATTTACCGCTCAAATGCCTGTAAATGCCTGTAGCTTCTTCAGCTAAGATTACAGGTTCATATGAAATGACTGAACCCGCTCACTCGGCAATCTTTAATAGACGTGTGGTTGGAGGAGAGATTATGATTGTTAACAAGTATTTGATTAGTGATTTTGAGAAGATTGGAATTTGGTCTGAAGACTTAAAGAATGAAATTATTATGAACGAAGGTTCAATTCAAAATATTAATTTCAACAACTACCTTGACCAAGAAGATAAGAGATATAACTTCAAAGTTAAAAGAACTGAACATTTAATTAAGAAGTACAAAACAATTTGGGAGATTTCACAAAGAGAATTGATTGAGATGGCAGCAGACAGGGCTCCATTTATTGACCAATCACAATCAATGAATATCTACATGTCAAACCCAACATTGTCTAAGATTTCATCATCACATTTCTACGGATGGGAAAAAGGATTGAAAACACTTTGTTACTACGTTAGAACAAGAGCAATATCAACGGGGGCTAAACACTTGGCTATGGACGTATCAAAAATAAACAAACCAAAGACAACTCCTGAACCACCAAAGGTAGATTATACTTATATGAATTTACCACCAAAACCTGAAAATAGTGAATTTGATTGTTTTGGATGTTCTTCTTAAAAAAAATCCGATGTGTTATCCCGAGCTAGGTCGGGATTTTTATCTTTTGAAATATTTATGTTTAATATGAAACAACAAATAAGAGAAGAAATTGAAAAAATAAGAAATATGATGATTTCTGAAGAGATGGTCCAAGATGATGGATTTAAGGCTCTAAAAGAAACAATAAATGAACTTTCTAAAAAGAAAAAAGTTCTTTTATTAAGTTGCTCAAACAGATTTAATTGGGATGATAATAATATCGATATTCCTAAGTCAAGAATTTTAGCGTTATATATTAATGAAGAACTTAAAGATAATTCAACTTTTATTGATATTTCTGAATTAAAAATTTTCCCTTGTGAAGGTAATGTTTCAAGAGAAGAAGGTAATAGTTGTGGAGTGTTAAAATCATTATTGAAAGATGATAAAAAAAATCCATCAGGAAATCATAGATGTTGGGCTAGTTTAAATAATAAATCTGATGAGTTATGGAAAGTTTCTAAAGAACTTTTTGAATCTGATGTTGTATTATTTTTTAGTTCAGTAAGATGGGGTCAAGCAAATATGTATTATCAAAATTTAATAGAACGTTTAACTTGGATTCAAAATAGACATAGTACTTTGGGTGAAAAAAATGTAGTTGAGAATATTGAAAGTGGTTTCATTTGTGTTGGCCAAAATTGGAATGGTGAAAATGTTACAGAAGTTCAGAAGAATGTACATGAATTTTATGGGTTTAAAACAAATGATAAATTGTACTGGAATTGGCAATATACCAAAGACGAAAACGATGAAACACAAAAATCGTATAAAAAAAGTTACAACAAGTTTTACAAAGATTTTAAAATTGATGGTAAGTAAGATTGGATTTTTTAAATACGAAAATTTAATGAGTAAAAATAGTTTTGATTTACCATATTATCCTATTGATGAAAGTATTTTAAAATCCGTAAAACATTTTAAATATGAAATGGAAAATGAGTTACCAAAAAAAATTAATGGAAAATATGTGGTTTTGATTTAAAAAGTATTTATTTAATATGGCAGAAGGTAAAACATACGGTATAAATTTCCCATTCCAAGATTCAAGATATGGAAATTATTTTAGTTTATCACAAACTAATGATGATGATATTAGGTCTAGTTTAATACATTTAATATTAACGAGAAAAGGTTCAAGATATTACCTTCCTGATTTTGGGACTCGTCTTTACGAATATATTTTTGAACCATTGGACGGTCCTACATTTTCGGATATTGAATCTGAAATTAGAGAATCGGTTGATGAGTACTTACCAAGTATTACAATAACAAATATTGAAATTAAAGATGCTTCAACAGGATTAGAAAATAAAGGAACTTACATTAATGATAATGACGAAAGAGTTTTCAAGGTTCCTGGAATATCTGATTTAGAACACACAGCTAAAATAAAAATTGATTACAGAATTAATAATGACGCTTTCAATCAGAGTGATTTTGTGATTATTAATATTTAAGGATATATGGCAAACAAAAAGATATCTTATACTACAAGAGATTTTCAACAAATAAGAAACGAATTAATCAATTTTACAAAAACGTATTATCCTGATTTAGTTGATAATTTTAACGACGCTTCTGTTTTTTCAGCACTTTTAGATTTAAATGCTGCGGTATCTGACAACTTACAGTTCAATATTGACAGAAGTATTCAGGAGACAGTTTTACAATACGCTCAACAAAAATCATCAATATATAATATTGCTCGAACTTATGGATTAAAGATACCTGGACAAAGACCTTCAGTTGCTTTAGTTGATTTTTCAATCACAGTTCCTGCTTTTGGTGATAAAGAAGATGTTAGATATTGTGGTATTTTAAGAAGAGGTTCTCAAGTGTTAGGTGCTGGACAAATTTTTGAAAATGTATATGATATTGATTTTGCTTCACCTGTAAATGCTGAAGGATTTCCAAACAGATTAAAAATACCAAATTTTGATGCTAATAATAAACTTTTAAATTATACTATTGTTAAAAGAGAAACAGTAGTTAATGGTCAAACAAAAGTTTATAAAAAAGTTATTACATCAAACGATGTTAAACCATTTTATGAATTATTTTTACCTGAAAAAAATGTTTTAGGTGTTACAAGTGTACTTTTAAAAGACGGTACTCAATATGCAAATGTACCAAGTCCTCAAGAGTTTATAGGTCTTGATAATAGATGGTACGAAGTTCAGGCTTTGGCGGAAAATAGAGTTTTTGTTGAAGACCCTACTAAAGTATCTGACAGTCCAGGTATTAAAGTTGGAAAATATATTGAAACAAGTACTAAATTTATGTCAGAATTCACACCTGAAGGATTTTGTAAAATGACTTTTGGTGGTGGTAGTCAATCTGCTGATGAACAATTAAGAGAGTTTGCTAGAAATGGATATAAATTGAATTTGTATAAATATTCAAATAATTTTGCTTTAGGGTCAACATTAAAGGCGAATACTACATTATTTGTTCAGTATAGAGTTGGTGGTGGAGTATCTTCAAATTTAGGTGTTAACGTTATTACTCAAATAGGTAATGTTTCATTTTATGTAAACGGACCATCAGCAAATATAAACAATATAACAATTAATTCACTTCGTTGTACAAATGTTACTGCTGCTATAGGTGGAGCGAACAACCCAACAATAGAAGAAGTAAGAAATTTAGTTTCATTTAATTTTGCGGCTCAAAACAGAGCGGTTACGGTGAACGATTATGATTCTATTATAAGAACAATGCCTTCACAGTTTGGAGCACCTGCAAAAGTTGCGATAACTGAAGATAATAACAAAATTAGAGTAAAAATGTTGTCATATGATAATAATGGAACTTTAACTGAAGTTATATCAAACACATTAAAAAGTAATGTTGCAAATTATCTGTCTAATTATAGGATGATTAATGATTATATTTCAATTGAAAGTGCTAACGTTATTGATTTAGCGTTAAACATTGATGTTGTATTGGATAATAGTCAAAATCAAGGAGCGGTAATCTCTCAATTAATTAGTATTGTTAGTACATTCTTTGACCCTGGTACAAGAAATATGGGTGAGAATGTGTATATCTCTGATTTGAGACGTTTAGTACAAGATGAAAATGGAGTTATATCTGTTTCAGATATCCAAGTGTTTAACAGAGTTGGTGGTCAATATTCGTCATCACAAACATCACAATCATATTCTGATAATACAACAAAACAAATCCAATTGGTTGATGATACTATTTTTGCTCAACCAACACAAATTTATCAAGTAAGATTCGCAACCAAAGATATTACAATTAGAGTTAAAAATCTTACTACCGTTAACTTTTCTTGATAATTTATTTTAGAAATTTTTATCTTATCTTTTTTAAAAATTTCAAATAAACTATTTATGAAAAAAAGTTAAATGTCAGATTCATATAGAATAAGAACACAAGTAGGTGTTGACAAATCAGTTAGAGTACAGTTAGACCAAGATTTTGAGTCTTTAGAAATATTATCTTTAAAGATTTTACAGAGTGATATTTATACTCGACAATGTTCTGATTATGGGGTAGTTGTTGGTAGGGTTACAGTTAACAATGGTTTAGGTATACCTAACGCAAGAATATCTGTTTTTATACCGTTATCTGATGATGATTCAAATAATCCAATCATATCTTCATTATATCCTTATAAAAGTTTAAATGAGTTAAACGATGATGGTTTTAGGTATAATTTATTACCTTATGAAAAACAACACGGTGGACATAATCCGACAGGTACTTTTTTCAATAGAGAGGACGTTTTAATTAACCCTTCATTTATTGAAGTTTATGACAAGTATTATAGGTACACATGTCAAACAAATGAGAGTGGTGATTATATGATTTTTGGGGTACCAATCGGTACTCAAACTATACACGTTGATATTGATTTATCTGACATTGGTGAATTTTCTTTATCACCACAAGACTTAGTAAGACTTGGGTTTGCAAATGAGAATCAACTAAATGGAACAGAATTTAAAAGTTCTTTTAATTTTGCCGATTTACCTCAAATTGTTACTATTAATAGAACTTTAGAGGTTGAGCCATTTTGGGGACAACCTGAAATTTGTAATTTAGGTATTACAAGAACTGACTTTGATTTACAACAAGAATTAGGTTTAAAAATTGAACCTACTGCAATTTTTATGGGTTCAATCATTTCAAATGTTGATGAGGCAATTCTAAAACAAAATTGTAATGTTAAACCAAAGTTAGGTGAAAAATGTAGTTTAATTGCGGGTCCTGGTCAAATTTTGGCAATTCGTCAAACAATATTTTCAGATAATTTAGGTAGACCAATATTAGAAGAATATAAATTAGAACAGGGTGGTAAATGTATTGATGAAAATGGAACATGGTTAATTGATGTTCCGATGAATTTAGAATATGTCACTACTAATGAATATGGAGAAAGAGTTATTTCACTTGACCCAAAAACCGGAGTACCAACTAAGGCAAAATATAGATTTAAAATTAAATGGGACCAACCTTCAAGTTTTGATTATATAGTTAGAAGAGGTAATTTTTTAGCCCCAAATATTAAAGAATGGGGTTGGATTGACCCTGACAATGACCCAAGTTATTTAGATACTTATGATGATACTTTATGTAAACAACCAAACTTAAATGATTATAATGATTCAAATTATAGACAAGTTAAAGCGTCATACGCATTTAGTTTAAATTGGGATGACTATGCGGAATTAGATACTTTTGGTAATGTAACATCAACAGGTCAATTAATGATTGATGATGCTATTTCATGTAGAGACAGATTTTATTATATGACATATAATAAAGTTTATTCAGTTTCCCAATTATTAACTGAATACAGGTCACAAAAGGGAAATAGGAAATACATAGGAATAAAAAATATTACTAATGAAGACTGTAACGGCACAGCTAACAAATTTCCATCAAATGACGGACAAAAGGAACCTTCTTTTTTATATACAATTCTTAATTTTTTACTCAGTTTATTACTAGTGAACTTGATTGCAATTGTATTTGTTATACACATATTAATTGCTATTGTATGTCTTTTATCATATATTGTTTGGTTTATAAAATTAATTGTTTGTTCATTATATGATTTTTTTAATTGGTTAACCAATTTAGAAATTGCTGGGTTTACACCTTTTGACGGTGGGTTTATCGGTGGTATTGCTTTTTTATTAGAACAAGGTTGTAATGCGTTAACATCCGCTTACGAATTTTTAGATGACACATGTAAAGGTTTTACATTAAATTTACCAATGTATACTTATCCTGACTGTGAGTTCTGTGACTGTAGTCCCGCTGAAATCGGTGGTGAAGTATCACCTTCAGATGTTGGAGGTGGTGGTATAAGTACCTTCAATGAAAATAACGGTAATATGTTTACCTTTTTATCACAAATTAATTTACCAGGAAGTTATACGTGTGGTAATACTTCTTTAAATAATTTAATTTCAGGATTTGAAAATAGAGTACCATCACTTCAAGGGGGTCCAAGTTCATATTATTTCACATCTAGTTTACATTTTTCAGAAAGACTAAATCTTTATAATACTAAAGCAAAGTATTTTAACGAAAGTACTGAAAATCCTGGTGGTGGTTGGAATAGAGTTAAAGTTAGTTTTAACGTAAATATGAATGACCCTGAAACACAATGGCATTTAGATAACATTGTTGTTTTGATGATTAATCCTGACTCGGAAATGGATTACACTACTGGTAACTTAATAACATTTCAGGATTACAAACGTTCAACAGACCCGAATTTAACGGGTAGTACTGTAGTGAATAGTTTTAATAATAACGCTATAACAGGTACACCAACAGGTTTTATTACAGGACCTGAAGGTTCTGAATATTATCAAGAACCTATTACAGTTTCATATGCTAATCCTGACGGTTCAGGTAATTTGAGTCAACTTTATTTAATAACAGGGGCGACAGATGATGCTAATTATTGTAAATTCCCAATTGATTTGGAATATTTCCAAATTATACATAGTAGTTCAGTTTCTGACTTTATTGCTGATAGTAATCCGAGTGAATTAAATACATTAACTAACAGATTTTTAAATAATTATTCTTTGGTTACCCAAATCGATGGTAGTGGTAGTGTTTTTTCAAATGAGTCACAAACAACTATTAATAATTCTTGTTTTAATAATTTTGGTAATCAAATATTGGTATTTTTAGTTAGGGGTGTTGACCCAAATTCAACTAGAACTACTTGTCAGTTTGACTTAAGTAGAATTTATGGTTATGATGTTGATTTTAATACAACTTGGAATCCTTTATATACTATTTCAGGACAATTTAAGTTAAACATACCAATACAAGGAAGTTATAGATGTGTTCGTCATAATGACCCTTCAATAATTGCAAATAGTTCATCTATAGATTCATATTCAAACGAATTTTTATATTATAATTCTTTTCATTTTTTACCTAGCCCAACAAATTTTTTACCATTCCAAACTAACTTGACAACATTTTATTCTAAAATTGATGAGTCAAATGTTAATGGTGCGGGTACAGGTGTTGTACTACCTAATCCTGTTTCACCAAACTCAGGATTAGTAATAAGTCCTTCTAACGGATTTACAAAAGAATTATATATATTAGGTAATACAAGTCCTAATATATATGTTACCTATCCATCAGGTCCGACACTACCACAATTTGTATGGAACTGGCCTACCTCAACGAGAGACAGAGGATATTATAGAAATGAAATAGTTGAAGGTGGTTCATTTATAAACGTTAATCCTGGCGATTTATACCCTACTTGGTCTTTAATTCCAACAGTATCAGTACCAACATTCCCACCATCAGTATCATCTAATTATTATTGTGAAAAGTATCAATCAACTGACGTAGTTAATATTAATTTAGGGTTATCGGGTAGACAAATTGTTATGAGGTCAGATAGATTACCAACATCTACTAGTATAGAAGATTCAGGTTCATCAACACATGTATTGTTTTCAAATAATAATTTTGGAATTTTTCCTGTCCCTGAAGAAGGATTTAATTTTATTGTAACGACACCAGGACTTGGAGGAATACCTGATGGTGCTACTTTAGATAACCAACAATCTTTAACTGACTTATCTAATGAGTTACCTTATTTTTCAGGTGAAGGAATTTCAAATTCACCTAGTTGTGGGGCAATAGTTCCTTTAAGATGTTACGGTACTGATGAAAATGGTATTTTATATGTAAAACCACCAGGTGATTCCTGTTATGAAAACGGTATAAATGGTGAATTAATAATAAAAAACGGAAGTTGTTATAGTTTAATTAGCGTACCAATTGTATCACTACTATTAGATTTTGCGTTAATTTACGAATGGGTAAAAAGAGTGAAAACAAATATCATGGCTTGTCAAGGTGTATTTGGACATATATTTACAAACAATTGGATTAACGGAACACTATTTGCCTTTCCATTTAATAATACGACAAGATACACTACTAATTTTGAACAATTACCAGGTCAATTACCTCCAAATACTCCTTATTCTTGTTATTGTAAACATAATATATTTTTAAACCCTGATACACAAAATTTTTATTATAGAAGTTCACCATATAAAACAAATATTGGGTTTATTGGTAGAAGAAATCCTGTACCAGGTGATGATGATTCATCATCATCTTATGGTGGGAATAGTCTTGACCTAATGTACCCAACAACTTTAATTGATTTAGGACCTAGAACTTCATATAGTGAAGAATTATCTCTTAATAACGACTATAATGGTTATGTTATGGATAGATTATCACCAACAACATTTAAAGATACTACAGAATTATTAAATTTATTTATTCTATCTAGAACTTTTTCTTCAGGTTTCATTTCTACCATTATTCAAACACAAATTGACCCAGCGATTGTATTCTTCCCAAGAAAGAACAATAAAATTGCGGGAGATTATGCTCAAATGGATGCTATAAATTCACAATTAGGTGTACAAGAATATCAAGATGGTGAATATGGGGCATCACAAATATATTTTAGTACTGCATTATTCAGAAATATTTTTGGAATATTTTATAATACTAATTTACAAACTACTGATTTAATTTCACCTAAAAGGAATATAATTAATCAATATTCTAATCCGAGTAATTACTGTACTTTTGATGAATTCCCAATAACTTCTCAAGAAGTACCATTTTATTTATGGAAAATTAGACAACCTGTTGGTTCTGAGATACTTGGAAATTTACTTGGGGGTGATTCTATTTTTGGTTCTTCATTAAGAAATAATTGGGATACATTACCAATTAATGGTCAAACATTCCACACTTTAGAATACCAAGAAGTTGATAGGGTAAATCCACTTCATAGAAATATGCAACCTGTTGATACATCACAATCAAGATTTTTCAAAGGTTTTATATCCAATAGTGTAGGTTCCGACCCAGTCACTTTAGCTCCAAGTTATTCTGCCCAACCCCCAACTGCGGGTGGACCATCAGATAGAAAAATATTACAAGGTGCCCCTTATTATTTTTACTTTGGATTAAAACCTGGAGCAACAGCATATGATAGATTTCAAATTAAATGGATAAAAACTGAAATAATTGAATAATGAGTAGAATTTTTGATGATAGAGTTGTTTTAGGTTCTTTAAGATTTAAATCAGCACCAAATACTGATTTATTATTTAAGATACCTTTTATACAAAGTAGTAAAATATTAACAGAATATGACAGAAGTGAAAGTATTAGTTTAAGTCAAGTTTTTGATGATGAAAGACAAAGGTCAACATTATTTAGACCCACATCAAAATTCCAAATTTTATTTAATAATACTTACACTGGGTCAACAAATTATCTACCATTTAAAAATGAATTATATTATACCAATGCTAAACAGGCGGCCGCTTTAACTTGTGTTAACCCTCAAAATACTATATGGCAAGGATTTCCACAGTACCATGAGTTTGATTTTATTAGAAATGATATATTTGAGTCAGGTTATACACAATATGATACAACTTATACACCTCCTCTTATTCACAATTTATTTGTTCCAAAAAGTGCATCAACATATAATTGGAATCATTTTTTGAGTTATGCTTTTGAAAATGATTATAATAAACAACTACAGACTTTATATAAAGTGGATAGTAATCCTGTTGTGACATTATCTTGGATTGTTTCTGATGGTATACCATTTGTGATTAGTAACACTCAAATGAATGGGATGAATGTTGTTTCATTTATATGTCCTATGAAACATAATGTTTTAGTTGGGGAATATATAAAATTGAGTTTTGATTATTTAGGTCAGGATACTTTCCAAGTTGATTCATTAGGTAATGGTTCAATAGGAAGTGAAAATTATATAATTAATATTTTAAATCCTGGGTTTCTTGGATTTATTTTTAATAACAATCAGACCGGAACTTTAAAAAGAATTGTAAACCTTAATAATCAATCCGAGACAACATCGAAATATTATATTAGACGACACAAAATATTAACTAATTATGATGATTCGTTAATATCTTATGCTGGTTTTGAAGAAAATGTTTTTGGTGTGAATAAGCAATACGAAAGGTCTAGTTTAACACCAAATGGTCGAGCAAGAATTTCCACTAAAAATGGTGATAAATCTTATACTTTAAGTTTTAATAAAGATATTGATATTTTAGGTTTAATTGATAACCAAAAAAGACCTGTTTCTGAATTATTTTACACGACACTTTGGATTGGATATTTTGGATGGACTTTAGGAGAACCAAACCAACAAGGTGGATTTTATAGGATGAGACAAGGTTGGGAATTTAATATACCATTACATCCTGTGACAGAACTTCCATCATCTTGGTGGTCATATGCTAATAGTAATTCTGACTCAGGAATTGATAATAGTTTTTATAATGTACCGTCACCATATGGTAATAATAATGGTCAACCATTTAATTTTGTTTATAATCAAACATTACAAACAGGTGATATTATTGATGGAGCTATTTGTGAATGGAATGATTTTCTTCAAGAAGAAACTGTTTTAAATGAATTATATCACAAAATAACATTTAATAGATATAATTTTAACATTGGAATGACTAGTTCATTATCCTTAAACCAATTTGGATATTTTTATAAACCATTTGAGGGTGTTAAGATTAGAGCATTTTCAGATTCAATAGAACAAGCACCACCAAGTAACGATTATATTGTACCTGACCACTCTCAGTTTTCAGTAAATCGTAATGTTTTTGTATGGAAAGATATATATACATATGGATTCATTGATAATAATGGTATTGGTGTTGATTTTCCTTTTTTAAATAATAAACATCACCCTTATAAAAATATTATTTTTAGAATCATACCTGAAGGTACAAACTACAGAGAGTTTACTACCATAATTGACCCAATAACAGATAACTGTGAGTAATAAGTATAAATTTACAATACCAATTTCAACCGATAAATATATTAATATACCGGTTGAAATTAAATGGGATTTTCATGGTCAAGATGATAGTATTGAAGAATTTAAAGAAAATTTAATTGGTGATATTATTGGTAATCCAAAAGATTATGAGACTCTAAGATTTTCACATAACTCATATGGAGAAAATTCATTTACAAAATTACAATATAATTTTTTCTTTTATAATTCTACGTCTAGTGATATACCAACATCAAACATTTTAAACTGGACTCAAAATTACGAAAATGCGGGAATTCCATATAAAGACGTATATTATAAAACGAGACCCTTTAAAAAATCTTTTTTCAAAATAGATTTTTACGATACAAAAGAACCAAATACACAAAAAAATTATTTTACAATTATTTTACCTGTTACTAACAGTGAATTTATGGAAGAATTTATTCCAAGTATAAACTCATTGGGTAATGTGAAAATTAATTTCCCTCAATTTAATTTGGATTATGTTGGGTATAATGAAGGATTTTTTATTTATTGGTTAAAAGATTTTGATTTATTTAAGCTGAAAACATTTTATATGACTGCTAAATTTTTTGATGCTAAAAATGGTGTTTTTATAAAAATGATGACAGTTCCACAAGCAACTTTACCTGGTGATAGATTTTCATTTAATCCATCTGATTATTTTTATTATAAAGTGGATTTAAATTATACTAATAAAACATATGAAATTTATGATGTTGTTTCATTAAATAGGGTAGGTACCGATACTTCACCTATAAACTGGTTTGAATATGTTAACCCACCTGCGTAATGGAAGATAGATTATTTAAAATAAGAATTTCACCTGAAAATATTAAGGGTGATTTAGTTCCTTTAAGATATATTCTAAATGAATATTCTGAAGTACTTCCATTTGACCCATGTTGTCAAATAACTGGTGATACTGTAACAGGTATAACTACAGGAATCACTTTTACATATACCTCTATGACGGAATTATTGTCGGGAGGTACTGAAGGTAAATCACTTTTAAATTTAACAATCCCAATTTTTTTAAGTGAAAATATTGTTGATATTGGTTATTATAATGTATTTGATGGACTTGTGTCTCAAAAAGACACTTTATTGAATTTTTTATTTAGTGCTGATACTATAAATCCATATAGGTATTACTTTTTTAATACTTCAGATATCGAATTTAAAAAATTTCTTGAGTTTTGTGATTATCAAATTAGTTGGGGTGATGGTACACCAATTCAAACAGTAACATCAGTTTCACCAAATTATTATTATCATGATTATGTTCAAGATGGTGAATATGAAATTGTAATGTCAGGTATGAGTCCTTGGGGGTCTAATATTATTAAAAAAACAGTATATGTTCCGTTCGATAATGTTACAATTACCAACCCAAGTGGTGAAGTGTTTTTTATACCAAGTGGAGGTAATTGGTCTGCGACTCCAATATCTTATGATTACATTTTTTCAGGTGATTCATACTGTGAAAATAATTCACCATGTTGTGATTTTACAACAGTTCCGTTTTTAGTTACAGGATATACGTTCTCAAGAGCGAATGATTTAGAAGTATATGGTAAAAAAGTGGATTTAGTGTTAGGTAAGTTTAAACCTGGTGTAACAGTTACAGGACCTAATGGTTCTGAAGGTATTTGGTGGGGTTCATCTCCTGATGGATTGTATACTGCCTATACAATAAATAATATTAATTACTATGATTATGTGGATGGCTCAACGGTATTTGTTGTTGAATCGTCAGGTTGTACAAGTGATTTGATATGTTCAGCTATTACAAAAAATGAGGTTTTAATGAATGTTATCTCAGAAATTGAAGTACAATCAAATGTTTTTGCAGAAAGAGGTAAAAATACGGCTTTAGAATATATCCAAAGATTAGGTGAAGTGAGGAATATGGGACAACTTGATAGCTATGGTTATGGATTTTTTAATGTTATAAAAATATAAATTCAATATTTATAAATACGAAAGTAAAATTATTTTAAAATGGCAACAGGCACATATGGTACAATAAGACCGTCAGACGTTTCACCCGAAGATGTTGATATAATAATGTTATATACTCCATCAAGAGATGAAACTGATAATTTTGTTTTAACAAAATTAAATTCAGTTTCTTTATTGAAACCATACTTTAACAATGCTCAAACAGGTGGAAATACAGATGTTGAAGTTTTAGGTGGTTTATATAATTTAAAATTGCCATCTGACCAATTTAATAAACTTGGGATTTATACACTTTATTTGAGACCTACTGAAATAAGAACTACAATTTTAGATTGTGGTGTTTTGTCGGCATTACCAAATGTTAGAGGTTTGGTTATTGATTTAAATGCTGTACCAGCAGAATTCAGAAATAGATTTATAAATCAAGGATTAATTGGTTATAGAATTGAATATCTAAATGATAATGGTACAAAAATACCAAATTTTTTCAGGATAATAACATCATGTTTTTATTGTGAACCTGTTGTACAAAATTTAACAAATACTACAGCGAAGGCGGTTAGATATAGGTATACTGATAATAATACAAATCTAATTTTTTGTACTCTAACCCCATCAACTGCACCGACTAATAAACCAAATGCTATTCCATATATTGGACAACCAAATCAAAATATTGTAATTACGAATACTTTTTTCAACCCAATTACAATTGATATTGAAATTGCTGACCAAGACTTCTCAACTTTAGCAATTGCTCTTTATGGTAATCAAACTAAGTCTATGGATGATGGAATTTATACAATTTATGATTCTAATAACAACATTTATAAACAATATAACTTGTATGAAATCAGAGACCAATTTAATAACTTGTTATATGAAGTGAGACAGGATAGAGGTAATAACATTGACTTTAGTAAAAACTTTACAAATATAACTCAATAATGGCTGTTAATAAATTTCTTTGCCCCCCGATTGCAGCAACTGGAAGTGGTTCATTTTCAGATGATTTAGTTGGTTTTCAATTAGTTCAAGGTGGGGGACTTACTCAAGGTAATTTTGAATTTACCGTTGGTGTTACGGAAAAAACCAATCGAGAGTTTTATACTGGTACTTTTTCAGACCCAATAAATTTAACATCTATGGGTGTTGAGAGTGTTGCTCAATCTAAAGTAATATTTGAAAATAACTTTAAAGTATATCCAAATTATGATTTAAGTGAGGTAACTAATTTCACTTTATATGGTTCAATGACGAAGAGAATATCTACGTCTGTTACAACTATTATAAATTATTTTCCAGCGGCATTGGAAATGCAGTTTATTGGTATTAATTACACCACAGGAACAACAGCGTCTAACGTTGTATTTGATTCAATTGAAAATACTACAAAATTTGATTTAGATTTATCAAGAATTAGAAACCCATTCGGTATTGATTTTACGGTAAATTCAACAAGGAATTTATCACTTAAAGAAGTTCAAGTTTCACCTCTAAGAGATATGACTATAGAATATAAAAAATATTCTTTATTCTATTTGGGTAATGAATTTCCTTTAATTTTATTATTACCTACAACATCTCTAACATCTGGTTTATTAACAATATATGTTGAGGGAAATCCATTTTCAGGTGAAACTCAAATATATAATGATATTGTAGTTAGACCTAATGATTATGAGGTTAATAAAGTTTTTAATGAAAGTTTGGATGACGTTGAAAATTTTATTTTAAATAGAAACTCTGTTCCTAAATACACTGCTCAATTTAAAATACCTCAAATGAGTGATGGTGGACAATATTCGGTAACAAGTACATTTATCACATGGCCTTTATCAGGAAAATGGAACTTAGATATTGTTTCAAGTACATTTACGACATACTTAACAAAATTAAATGCGGTAAGTGAAGATTTTGATTCTTATCGTACAAATTTAATTGCTAGATTTTTAACCACTGATGCGTTTAAAGAGTTTGATACTGTGGGTCAAAAAATGCAAAAAGTTTTACAAATTTATGGTAGAAGTTTTGATGAAATAAATAAATTCATTAATGCTTTGGCGTTTATGAATTCTGTTCATTATAATACAGGAAATGATATACCATCACAACTATTAAAAAATTTAGCTCAGACTTTAGGATGGAATACTTCAATTTCACCAATTAGTAATGATAACTTTTTAAATTCTGTATTTGGAAGTACTGATAGTGGAGTCTCTCATTTTTCAGGTTTACCTACACAACAAACACCTGACGAATTAAATTATCAATTCTATAAGAATTTAATTTTAAATTCGGCATTTCTTTTCAAATCAAAAGGAACAAGAAAATCAATTGAAGTTTTATTAAGATTAATTGGGGCACCTGATGCACTTGTTGAATTTAATGAATACGTTTATTTGGCTGACCAAAGAATTAATATGAGTAGTTTTGAAACACAATACGCTCAAATTTCGGGAGGTACTTACTCACAAGAAATACCTATATTGAATCCTGCGGATGTTTTCACAATTTTTGGGGTTTCTTATACTGGAACGACAACAACTACATCCTATGAAGATGTTAATTTTATAATTTCGGAATATCCTATAGATAATGAAGGATATCCATCAGTACCTGAACCAAGTCAGAGTTATTATTTCCAAATAGGTGCGGGATGGTTTGAATCCACACCAAAACACAGGTCACCTGAACAAATAAATTTAACTAATGCTGTCTTTACAGGTTCAAATCCAAATTATCAAACAAGTTTGATACCATTTTCTTATGGTCAAATTTATTTAAATAGATTTAGATATTTCCCTTATACGAAATTAGGTTTTAATTTAAGAGAAACCATAGATAATAATAAAAGTTGGACTAACAACGAAATAGGCCTTAGAACAAATTTCGATGCTGGATATAACTCAAGATATTTTACTGATGATGACCGTTTAGTTTTAAATGTTAAAAACACTGAAATATTTTTAAATCCCGCACAAGGATTGGCTTATGACGTTTGGTATATGTCAAGACAGTACAATTACCCAATTCCAAATCAAGGATTGAGATATGTGCCACCAACACCATGTAATCCAAGCCCTGTATCTAATTATCCTATCAGAGGAGGTGTTGATTGGACAGAGATTAATCCTAAACCTGGAAGAAAAACATTTTTTGAGTTTGCTCAAACTTTTTGGTTGAATATGATTAATGTTAGGAATAGACAACATATTAGTGATGGTAAGACAGGTGGTTATCCGACATTACAGTCAATATATTGGAAATACCTTCAATCGGAAGAAAATATTGGTATTGCTAATGATAACTTTACATATCAAACAATGATTCAGTATGTTGAAGGATTAGGTGACTATTGGGTTCGTTTAATTGAACAATTAGTTCCGGCAACAACAATTTGGAATACTGGTTTAAAATACGAAAACTCAATTTTCCACAGACAAAAATTTGTATATCGAAGACAAAGTGGTTGTCAGTTAATACCTATTCCTTGTAATCCATGTTCACTTACTACTAATATTTTCAGTTATGATTGTCCTGTTGAGTCTGTTGAGTGTTCTAAATACCCTTGGATGGTTAGTACGACAATACAAGATTTTACAGGTGTTTTAGGTGTTCTATTAAATAACTATTTGACGGCAAATGGATATATTTTAAATGATTGTGTTGTTGATAGTTTAAATACTGAATGGTTTGTTGATTTAAGATTTAATGACGTACCTGTGGTTACAGAAAGTTTCTTTAATGGTATTGGTTATAATACACCAGGGTTGAGTAGTCCTACAAATACAGATTGGGAAAATGGTTTAGTAAATGCTTTGGATAGTTTATCTTCACTTGGTTATGATTATTATTTAACAAGTGAAGATACCATAATTATATATGGTACCGTGTGTGGTTTGGATTTAAATGATTTAAATTTCAAACTTAACTTAGGAATAAATTTTAATATTTTGTGTAATTAATGTCAATTTGTAGTCTAATATATAGTGCAAGTGTTACCGGTGATTGTAGTAATACTGGAGTTGGAAGTTTTTTAATTGATATAATTGGTTCAGCTCCTGATTACACAATAACTTGGGTCAATCCTACATATGGTACTATACCTTTATCTCCTGGTCAAACGACTTATGAGTTAAGTGGTTTATTGGCTGACACATATGTTTTTTATATTAATGACTCTTGTTTACCATCATCAACATCTGTATTGGTAAGTATCCCAATTTCAAGTGGAACTTGTTGTTCAATCGAACACCAAAATACTTTGTGTGGATTAGATAACGGTTCAATAACTGCGACGACATCTAATTTTTACGGTAATGCTAGCTTTTATTTATATGAAACAACAGATGGATATATAACATCAGGTAATAGTTTAACCCAAAATTATACATTTACTAATTTATCCGCTGGAACATATTACGTTGTTGCAAATGATGGAGGCGGATGTACAGGTTCAAGTCAAAGTTGTATTGTAAAATCATCAACAACGGTTAGTTTTGGATTATACGTTGTTAATGATTCAGGTTGTTCACCCGGTTTGGGTAAGATATATATTACGGGATTAACAGGTAATCCACCATTTTCTTATTTGTGGTCAAATGGTGAGACTACTAATTTTATTTCAGGTTTAACTTCAGGTTCTTATTCAGTCACAGTTACTGATGGTACGGGTTGTTCACAAGGACTTGGTACTTTAGTTAATTTTGTTTCACCATTAGGATTAGGGTCTTTAATGTCAGTAAGTCCAACTTGTTTTAATTCGGATGGTGAATTAACGGTAACAGTGACTGGAGGTACCGCACCATATTATTTTTCAGGGTTTAACGGTGATAGTTCAATTACTTTTAGTAATTCATATACGTTTACTAATTTAAGTAGCGGGTACTTTGGTGTATATGTAGTTGACGCAGGATTATGTACGTTAAATACTGGAACATCTATTTTAACACCTGGTGGGTTTAGTTTGGTATCTTTAACAACAAGTGATTCAATTTGTGGTAATAATGTGGGGAGTATTAATATTACATTACTTGGAGGTTCACCACCGTATGTCTATTCAATTACTGGTACATCAGGTAATATTACGACAATTAGTTCATCAAGTCCTGATTATAATTTTATAGGATTATCTGCGGATACTTATTCGTTACAAATTTCAGATAATGGTCCATGTGTATACAATGATATAATTACGATTAATAGTGTTAATAGTATTGAGTTGTACTATAATGTGACTGGAACAACATGTGAATTAAATAACGGTTCTATTGAACTTTATTTAAATGGAGGTACAGGTCCATATACATATGATATAAATGGTAGTTTAATTGTCACAACTCAAAGTGCGGTAACGTTTACTAATCTATATTCAGGAACTTATTTAGCAACTGTTACAGATAATACAGGTTGTACAATTAATGAATGGGTTAATGTAACAAATACTTCAAATATTGATTTTATTTTATCAGGTGTTGACCCATCAAATGGAAATGATGGTTCAATATCTGTATTCATAACAGATGGTACTCCACTTTTTAATATTGTTTGGAGTAATAATGTTAACGGGCAAACAGGATTGACAGTTAGTAATTTAACTGCGGGTACTTATACTGTAACGATTACTGATAGTTATAATTGTACTTTATCTAGAACAATAGATTTAATTGGTTATAATAACTTAGTATCTTACGAAGTTTTCAATATATGTGATTCAACATTTAATAACAATGGTATAAATACTAGAAAAGGACCTCAACAAATGTTAAATGAGGGATTTTACGATTTAACAAATGATGATTCAATATGTATTTTAAATAATGCTATTTTTATTGCTCAAGTTTCCGTAAGTGGTATTACTACCTCACAATCTTTTTATACTGGTTACACTTTAAATGATTATCCGTCAGATAACCAATTTTATGATGTTGTAACAACATTAATTGAGGCGTTTCCAGGTATTGACAATGTTATTGTTGACCCTATAAATAATTTAATTACAATAAATGCAGGATGTACTGACCAAACTATAAGTTTCTCAGATGTTTCGGTAATAATTACATTGAAAATTAATTACGATATTTCTTGTGTTGAATGTGCACCATAAAAATTAAGAAAACAAAATGATATTAAAAAATGAACCAACATCCTATTTGACGGCAAACACTGAATGTGGCGTTGTTTATACATTTCAAAATGAATGTGAACCAATTACATTATATCCATTAGGTGTTGAATGTATTGTAACAGATGCTACTCAAATTGGTAATTCGGATGGTTCAATTTTTTTAACTGTGACAGGAGGTACTCCACCTTATTTTATAGTTTGGGATGATAAAAACATTGGACCATATATTAATAATTTGGCGGCAGGTACATATACTGCGGTAGTTGTGGATTATTATGGTGATTTCTCAAGTACAACGACTTGTACAGTTTTACAACCAACATTACCACCGACACCAACCCCAACACCCACACCATCACCTTTACCAAATACTATAGATTTTTGTTTACAATTGAAATTAAAAAATTGTACAATAACTAATTTACATTTTAACCCAAACGGTTCATTTAATGGACAATACGCTTGGATTGATGATACCCTCGTTTATTCAATTTATTGGGATGGTGATAAATGGGTGTTAGATAGTTGGAGTTGTTATACTGTGATTAATAATAATCCTACCTCACCACCAATTACAGGATGGTCAATTTTAGGAACAACAGGTTCTGTAACAGGGTATTTAGGTCCTTGTAACCCATCGACATCACTTCAAATGAAAGTCATGTCAAATGACCCGACAAAAGGTTCTGATGGTAATATTGTTATAACGGCGAGTGATGGTAATCCTCCGTATTTATATTCTATTGACGGAGGAACTTCATATCAAGTATCACCTATATTTAAAGGGTTGAAATCAGGAGTATATGCGGTACAAAGTCAAGATTCAAGTGGTAATACTGTGTATGATTCTGTTACTTTGAAAAACCCACCATTATCAACTACTTATTCGGTTTCTCTTAAAACAACTTCAAGAATTTTATCTTATACATTAACAACATACTCAGTAGAATATACAACGACAATTGATGTATCACCGGCATTACCAAGTGGCGTAACAATTAATTTTGATTTAGTACACACTAATGACTCTGAAGTTTCACCTTCACTTACATCGTCAACAATCTCAACGAGTAGTGTTTTAACTAAAAACATGGTAATTGTTCCACAAACAACAACTGTAACAACAGGTGAGACGGCAAATACTTTAGTTTTATGTGGTTCACAAACAATTTATTTAACTTCTGAAACTGATTCGTGGAATTCTCAAAGTTTAAATAATACTGATAGTTTATATATTACAACAACTACAACTAAAATAAGGAATACTAATGATATTTGTTATTTATCTAATTCAAATGATACGTACTCTATTTATAATGTGACTATTTTGGGATGTAGTCCATGTAATGTGATTGTTACTTAAAAAAATTAAAAAAAGGATATTTATACACGATGGGATATATTTTAAAAAATACTGCAGGATTAATAAATTCAAGATTAACTGACACTGGCAGATTAAAGTTGTCACAAGGAAATTTTAATATTTCATACTTCCAAATTGGGGATAGCGAAGTTTCATACAACACACTTCCAAGTACCTATAATCAGTATGATACTATGATTTTAGAACCTAACTATAATTCTCAAAATTCATCATATTATCCTGAAACTAACAAACAATACGTAAAATATCCTTATTTTGTTGCGGGTACTAAAGGTAATACTTACGGTATACCGTTTATGGATTCATATGTGAGCCCTGTTTATAATAGGGCTGCAATGAGAGGATTTTTTACAGGTGATTTAACTGCAACAACTATTGATTGGAGTGCTAGAACAAATAGTAGTTATGTAATTAATTCTAACTACATTGTTGATATGACAACATTAACTGGTGGTACAACAATAAAACTTATATATTCAGGTTGTAATACTGATATTGTTAGATTACCACAAGTTGGTGATTTAGTTACAATTTATTATGACGGTGGTCAAGTTAGTAATAGTTGTTATTGTGAATCTCCAACACCTACTCCAACACCATATGCTAGTTCGACACCAAGTGCAACTCCATTACCCTCATTACCACCTTGTGATACACCAACTCCGACACCAACACCTTCGTCAACAATTTGTTTATCACCGACACCAAAAAATTATTGTACACCAACACCAAAACCTGAATGTGTAGTTGATATTACTAATTGTTACCCTGTATTGACTTATCGAATTGTCTCAATATGTCTAAATGAAGTAACATTAGATAGAGCAACACCTGATTATAGTATATTTTTACCGGGTTGTTACGGAAGAGCAATAATCTACCCATCAACAATGACTGAAATCTATGACAGTTTAACTCCAAGTCCACATTGGAGAGATGATGTTATTAATTTTGAATCAATTTGCGATACGGACCAATTTGATGTTAAAATTTGGAATATGAATATTCCTTGGTCTGAAAATCCTGCAGGATTAATTTCAAATAGTTATGAAGATTATACTCAGTTTGGGTCAATTAACTATTTGGGGTCTAAAGAGTATTTTGGATATTCATCATCTTCAGGACAAACTGATACTGACTCTGTTTATTTCTTTAACTCTTTTTCTGACAAAATAGTGGTGACACCTGAAGAACAAAAATCTATTGCGATTGTTCATTATACAAATCAAACTATTGATAATTTTTATGGTGAAAAATTTGCATTAGAACCTTATGATGTTTCTAATCCTAATGATACGACAGGACAAGCTAGGAACTTTAGAGTTCATTTGCCTTGGTTAATGTGGCATAAGTCGCCAATTTGTTGTAGTGGTCAAACATTTTGGGTTGACCCGCCTGGATTTGAACAACTTAATTTATTTGAAGTTCATTATTTGGAGTCAGATAAAAATACTGATATGAATTTACCTGGACATAGGTATTATCATTTATGGGATACTAATATTAATATTAATGGTTATCCTAATAGAGTCGGAAAGGTATTCCCTGATGATAAGATTATAATTTTTGATGATGAGGAAATCATTGCGGCAATGTCATATAAGTCTAATCGAAATTGGACATTACCGGCACCGAGAGTTTCATTAATTACTCCAAATACATGTGGAAATGAAAATCCAGTAAATGATGGTATTTTAAGTGCTAATACCGAATATCTTTATGTTACTTATAGATTGGGTAACAGTAGTGGTTTTACTAATTATCTTCACTGTAACTATTATATGAAGATGCAAGGACCTAATCTTGATTGTACAATAACTGATTCACAGAACGTTGCCGTAAGATTTGGAACTGAGTTTTCTTGTTTAAATTATATTGAAGAAATTCCTGCAACTCTAACAGGATTTGTTGCAGATACTTTTGAAATATTGGTACAAAAGGTTGAAGGGGATATTAGACCAAATTCTGCTGAGTGGAAAGTGATAGATTTTTCTGACTCTTTATCCGCAACAACTATTAATGGGTATATTACCCAAGATAGTTTAACAGGAAATACATTTGTAATAACACAAGATTTGTACGATTCCGCTCCAACATATGACTTAAGTGATTATATTGATTTAACCCCACAAGGTGCAACAGGACAAACTTTGAATTTTGGGGATGAGTATTATTTTTATGGTTCATTAGAAACAGATATTGAAGCAACAATTTATGAAATGAGATATAAAATAAATTTAGGTCAAGCTGAATTCCAAAGTACTACTAACCCAACATGGTTACCTGGTACTAAATCATACATTACAGAAATTGGTCTTTATGATTCTGAAAAAAATCTAATGATTGTGTCTAAAATGCAATCACCAATTTTAAGAACAGGTATACAACAGTTCTTAGTAAAGTTTGATTTTTAATTTGTTTAACTTAAATAGCTTTACTATTTTCACATCTTTACGAATTTTATATAAAATAATATTCTATAGGTGTCACTTTATTACCTATAAAAGGATAATCAAATTATATAATGAGTAAAAATAGATTAAAAGAAAGCCCAAAAGTATTGGGATTAGACGTATCAACTCGCACAATAGGATGGGCATTATTTGATATACGAACAAAAGAATTGTTGGAGTTAACTCATGTCTCACCTGTTCCTAAACCGAAAGAGGATAACAAAATTAAAGAACTTATTCTAAAAAGTGAGATTTTTAAAACAAAACTAATTCAATATAAAGATTTAGGTATTACTAAAGTTATTATTGAAGAACCATTGTTGAACAGTAATAACGTTTATACTATTCAAACATTATTAAGATTTAACACTTTAATTACTAAACAAATCTATGATGTTTTGGGTATTGTACCTGAATATATCTCAACATATAACTCAAGAAAATTTGCATTCCCTGAATTAGTCCAAAAAAACGATAAAAACAAAATGGTCTTATTTGGAGGACACCCAAAAGATTGTGATAAGAAACAAATAATTTGGGATTTAGTTGCAAAAAAAGAACCACAAATTCAGTGGCAATATACAAAAAACAATACTCTTAAGAAAGAAAATTTTGACCAAACTGATGCTTATACCTGTGTTTTAGGTTTTATGAATCAGGAAAATATTTGGTAAAAATATTATGGTTTAACGGTTACGTTCCAGTTATAAGGTGCGTTTTTAAGTAACAAATAATTTGGATTTGTTAAACCTCCTGTTGGTGACTGTGGTTGATTCACAGAAGTACCTGATAAATAAAGTGTCTTATTATACAAAGTATTTGCGGTTGCAATAGTTGCAACATCTTGTAAGATATAATCTACGGCTATAGTTTTAAGATTGGTATTTCTAAAATCTAATAATAACATATTAGTCATTGCTGAGAATGTTGATGTCCACCCTGTTAATAATGGAGTACCTGCAACATTAAATGTTCTTAAAGTTGATGGGAAATTACCTTGGATTATTTGTGGACTATCAGTGAAATTATTACTTCCTATTGTTAAAGTGGTTAAAGAAGTGTGACCTGATAAATTTGTCGTACCCGTTAATATGTTATTGTATAAACTTATTGATGTTGCACCTTGAGTGTAATTAAAATCAAAATCCTTTAAAAGATTACTTTCAAAACTGATTGTCTTAATTGATGTTGGGAATTGTGTTGTCCATCCTGATAAACTAACACTGTTAAGTAAAAATGTATTTAATGAAGTTGAACCTGTTAATTCAACAGACCATTGTGGTACATATTGTAAAGGTCCTGTGTCACTCATATCAAAATATACACAACCTGTTGGAAAATTACTTGTATAACCTGTAATGTCATTTAATTGTAGTGTCAAAGTTTGTATACTATTAGGAAATATTGGAGGTAATGATGTTAAATTATTATTATCTAACCTTAACGTTGTTAAAGATGTACATGCTGATACACTATTAGTGAAAGAACTTAATACAATATTGCTATCAAGTCGTAATGTTGTTAGATTAGTATTTGTACTTAAATCAGTATTAAAATTACGAATTCTATTAGAACTTAAAATTGCTTGTTGGGAGGATACCGGTAATGTATAAGTCCAACCTGTTAATGATGTATTACCAAATACTTGGATATCTTTAAGACCTGTACAACCTGATAAATAATTAGTTACCGTAAATGTGGGTAACAAAGTATTATTTATTACAAAAAAGTCCCTAAATGTTGACCCAGTTGGAACAGTTATATTTAAGTTAGTTAAACTGTTATTTCCATAAAGATTTAAAGTTCTAAATGAATTACTACCTGAAAAATTATATGTAAAACCCGACATGTCAGTATCTCTAATTAATAATTCTCTAAAACTTGGTAATGTTGCTAAGTTTGTTGTTGGATTAAAATTGAAAAATTGAGTAGTTGGTGCATATGTATTGTAGATATAAAAATCAATAAGTGCATCTGGTAAACTTGATACAAATTCTGTGAGAGTTGTACTTGATAATATTATTCTTGTTGTTGCACTAAATGCACTAAAAGTGTAACTGTTTTCAATTATATCTGAAATGTTGTATAAATTAATTTCTCTAATGTAATCAGTTGAAAGAGAAGATGATACTTGAAAATTTTCACACGTTGCAGTATATATACTTGCACCATAAGAATGATTGTATTGATAGTTTGCAAATGGTAACGGAAATGGTGGATTAGTAATATTAACAGATAATGTTGAAGTATCACCCCAATCAATATTAAAACTACTATTAGGTGCGGTCCTAAAATTAATCAATAAAGGATTCGTACCTAAAATATTTGAAACTTGGAAATAAGGTGGTATAAATGGTAAAGGCGTTGGTGTAGGAGTAACATAACAGTTATATATCTCAAATCTTTCACATCCATCACCTGTTATTATTTTAATACCAATTGATGGTATTACATCAAATGGCGGTGGTAATACAAAAGTAAATGTTGGTGGAACTGTTGAAACTATTGTAGATAAAACTGTACAATTATTACCAAAAACATCACAAGCATAAACTGTGTATGGTAAGTTTAATCCTGTTATTGAATTTAATGTTATCGTTTGCATTACACAAAATTAGTTGGTATACAGAATGGTCCTATCTTTAATCTAGCTTGTGATACTCCAAAATTAGCACCTAATGGACCGAATGGACCAACCATTGATGATTGTGGTAACAAGGCGTAAGGTGAAGTATTAGATATTTTGTAAACCGAGTTATCATTAGTAACTAAATAAATCCTTGAGGATTGTTCGAAAATACCTGTTAAAGTTTTACCTGGCATTCCTGAAGTAACATTTATATCAAATTCAAGAGTACCTGTACTACTATATTGTAAAACTCTTTGAGTTACTGATGGGCTTGGAGTACCTACTAATACAATAATTTTACTACTTGTATCTGTAACCATTAAATCTTTATTTGCTAAATAACCTGCAGGTAATGTTGCAATATCTGTAACACTCGCAGTTGTCGACGTAATATTTAAAGATACAATTTTATTTGGACTAACTCCAATATTTGTACTATATAAAATTGTGTTAGAAACTGAGAAAAGTGAACCTAAACTAACTGGTGATGTAATTATTCGATTCAATACTATTGAACCAGGACAAAGATTTAAGTCATATTCTTCAATAGTTACATTATCACTTCTTAACATCCATAATTTATCTGTTGAATTTGCAATATCGCTATATAAAATTGAAAAATTGGAGAATAATGTTAATGTGTTAGATGATTGTAAATAAGTATAAACGCTAAATCCTGAACCTCCCGCACTTGTGCCTCTAAATGCTATGAATGTCGAACAATCAATTAAACATGGGGGAGTTGATGTTGGTGTAGGTGTTAATGTATTAGTAACTGTTGGGGTATTAGTAACTGTTGGGGTAACTGTAATTGTTGGTGTAACACTTGGTGTAATCGATATTGTCGGTGTATTTGTCGGTGTAATCGATATTGTTGGTGTATTTGTTGGGGTTAAAGTTTGAGTTTGAGTAACAGTTGGTGTTGGTGTCATGGTTGACGTAACAGTTGGTGTTGGTGTAACAGTTGGTGTAAGTGTTGGTGTTTGACTGGCAATAACATTGTTATTACAATCAATACAACCATTATAAACAAGACCTGTTGTATTTGTAAAATAGTTACCAACAAAATAAGTAACTGTATCAAAAGGTGATAAACTTGGATAAGAAACAGTTTGAGATATATATTCCCAACATGAGTTTGTGTTTAAATCAACTAAACATTGACCAATAAGTGGTAAAAATGATGGTAATGTTTGTATAACATATTGATTTAAACTATCACAGTTTTTAAACAAATAATACGCTAATGGTAAACTTGTTGTTGGTGTAGGTGTTAATGTAGGTGTTTGTGTATTTGTAGGTGTGTTTGTTGGAGTTTGAGAAACTTCAGGTACACATAATGAACAATCACCTAAATTAGAAAAACCTAAAGGACCATTAATCAAAATTATGGTATTAATACCAATAGTTTGAGTTGTGTTCCCAACATAACTTATACATCTTGATATTCCATCAATAACTGATTCAAAAATCATAAATTGAGTTAATGTATCACCTGATGGGGTTATAATTTCACTTGTTGTATAATAATATTCTCCGGTATAACAATCTTGGAATTGTTTACTACCTGGACATTGTATGGTTGAATTAACTGTAATGAAACTAACATCACCTGAAAAATTACAATAATAAGTTATAACTGGTGAAGTTGTTGGTGTTGGTGTTGGTGTTGAAGTTGCGGTTGGGGTTATACCCGTAATTGTAACATCAATTCCAATACTTGGACAGTAATTAGTTGAACTTGGCGTTGGTGTAAATGTTGGTGTAGGTGTAACTGTTGGTGTAACTGTTGAACTTGGTGTTACTTCACAATCAAAAATTGCTGTAAAATCTAAAATAGTACAATTAACAGTTGGACTTGGTGTTGGTGACGGACAAATACCTGTTAAAAAGTTTGCCTCACAGATATCAGGACAACTTGAAATACAAGGACTGGCCCCAAATAGTATACAACTACCACCTAAAGAAGATGATACACACCAATATTCACTTGTTCCTGTAACATAGTAAATATAATATCCGTAAGTTGAACCTGACCAATAGTCATAACTATTATATACTCCTGATAAAGTATAGTTATCATCAACATTTGGTATTCCGGTATTTGAAATACAATAAAAATTACTACAAGGCATATTATGGTGTTAATATTGTTATTATTTCGCAACCGTTATCATCTATAACTTTTATATTAAAATCATCTTGAGATTCTAAAGGTAAAGGGACGTTAAAATCGTATGGTGTTGACGATATAGTATCTATGTAAATACAAGTTGTTATTGGATTGTCACATAAGTAAACATCAAAAGGACTTGTCCCTGTCAGACCATTTATAGTAATAACTGTTGGCATTTTAAATATTATTTCAATAAATATAAGTTTAAGCAAAAACTTGTGAAGGTTGATAAACTTATTATTTTATCTTATCTTATAGTTTATGACTGATGAAAAGGAAATAATTGTTGAGTTACTTACAGAATTATTTGGAAAATACAAACAACATTACGTATCTAAAGGTCAAATTGCCTTTAATTGTCCTGTTTGTGATGAAGAAAGAAATAAAGGTAATTTAGAAGTTAACTATTTTGACCACGTATTCAAATGTTGGAGTTGTGGTGATACTAGTGGGATGAGAGGACCTTTAGGGAGATTGGTTGAAAAGTATGGTAATAAAAAACAAATAAAGATTTATAAAGTTTTTGCTCCCGAAAAAAACGAAGAAGTAAAAAAAGAAAAACCAAAACTTGTATTACCTGAAAGTTTTACTTTATTCAAAACCAAAACTTGTATTACCTGAAAGTTTTACTTTATTCAAAGATTCTCACCCAAGATACCCTGTAAGGTTACAAGCCTACAATTATTTGAAGTTAAGGGGTATTGATGATACTATCATAGAGAAATATAATATTGGGTTTTGTGATAATGGTTCACATATTGGACGTGTAATAGTTCCATCGTATGATAAAAAGAATGAACTCAATTATTACATTGCCCGAAGTTGGGACCCAAACAGTCGGGCTAAATATAAAAACCCTGAAGCTGAAAAAGATAAAATAATATTCAATGAACATCTAATAGATTGGAAGAAAGATATTTTTTTAGTTGAAGGTGTGTTTGACGGATTTTTCTTGGACAACAGTATCCCAATGTTAGGTAAACATTTAAGTGAATTGTTATTCACGACAATATACGAAAAGGCTAAAGGGGATATCATTCTTGCTCTTGATGGGGATGCGTTTGGTGATGCGGTTAAAATATATAGAGAACTAAATGGTGGTTCACTATACGGTAGAATTAAAATTATAAAACTACCAAAAGATAAAGACGTTTGTGACCTTAGGGGACAAATAGATAATTTTTACATAGAAATTAAAGACTGATGAATTTAGAAAACATTGCAGTAGAAATAAGAAAAATCTTAGAAGATAGAAGAAAAGAAATTGAATTGACCTTTATTGAGGAAGACCACAAATATTTTATGAAAAATAAAGATGGTGAAATTAAAAGTGATTTCCCATCAGTATCAAAAGTTATGAAATTATTTTATGACGAATTCCCAACAGAGGAGGCTGCTGAAAAGAAGTCAAAAGGTGACCCAGTATTAAAACAACAGTTAATTGAAGAGTGGGCTGCTGCCGGAACATACTCGACAAACATGGGTAGTCGGGTACATTATTTTTTGGAACAAAGTACGATTAATTTATTTGGTAATTACAAAGAAGTCAGACAACCAATTTTTGATTGTGACTTTACCCAAATTTTAAAAGGTGACAGTATGATTTCAGCGGGTAAAAATTATTTGAATCTGATGATTGAAAGAGGTGCGGTGTTACTTGATACTGAGATTGTTTTAGGTGACCCAGATTTAGGATACACTGGACAACCTGACAAAGTATGGTTGATTCTTAATAAAGGTGGTGATGAACTCGGTTTAATTATTACAGATTGGAAAACAAATAAGAAAAAGAACTTTGAAGAAAATCATTTTACCAAACGAATGAAGTTTCCATTTAATGATTTACCAAATAATGCTTTGGGTCACTATTTTATACAACTACCACTATACGGTAAGTTAATTTTAAAGATGTTAGAAGGAACCAAATACGAAAAAATTAGGATATTCGGTGGAATAGTCGTACTTTTGAAAGATGATGGTGATTATGAGGAGTTTCGTATACCGAAACAAACTTTAACCACTGTTTTGGAAATGGATATTGGTAAATTCTTAAAAAAATAAATATTATGAAAACATTTAACTTGTTATTAATCTCTTCTCTTTCAGTACTTTTAGTTAATGCTTCTTTTAATCTTGAAGTACCTAACCCTGAACCTGTAAAGCAAAAAACTTATGCGGAAAGAATGTTTGAGGCAATAACACTTTATTCGGATTCATTTAATGTTCCTATTAACATTGCGTTTAATGTTGCGTATTTGGAAACAACATATAGAGGTCCTCACGATACTTTGTATGTTCATAAAAAAACATCAAGAGCGGGGGCGGTTGGTGCTATGCAAATCATGCCTCAATACGCATCACACTATGCTGGTTTTAAAGTGACTAAACAACAATTAAAAGATTCATTGGAATTGAATGTTATGATTTCTATGAAAATCCTTTCAGAGAATTACAAAAAAACTAAAAATTGGATGAAAGCTTTGGGAAAATATAATACAGGTAAACCATGTATTAACGGATATGCTCGTAAAGGTGTTATTAAAGATTACAAAAAGAATTGGGTGTTACCAAAACCTGAAGATGAGATTACTCTTGTTGATTTAATGAAATAAAACTATTATAATTAATAAAAACTATTATGGATAATTTAGATTTAAGACCCAAGATTGACTTGAAACAACAACCAACTGTTACTTGTAGTGAGTGTGGTAGCAAGTTCTTCAAAGAAGTGGTACTAATTAAAAAAGTGCCAGCATTATTAACAGGGAATAGTGAAGATACATTAGTTCCTTTCCCAACATACAGATGTGATGATTGTGGACATGTAAATGAAGATTTTGATTTATTTGAGAAATGATAAATAAAGTAGTACATTTTTCTGACCTACACATTCGTCTTTTCAAAGACCATGAACTTTACCGAAGTATAGTTCAGAATATGTTAGATGAGTTTGTCGAACTTAAACCTGATAGAATCGTTTTTACAGGTGATTTAGTACACTCTAAAAATCAAATGACACCTGAACTAATTGAGATGGTTTCTTGGGTTTTAAATGAATGTTCTAAAATTGCTAAGACAGTATTAATCATTGGTAATCATGATTTCCTTGAGAACAATATGTCAAGATTGGATGCATTAACTCCAATAATCGATTCCTTACAAAATGACAATATTGTTTATTATAAAAATCGTGGTGTTTATGAAGATGAGAATATTGAATGGGTTGTTTACTCATTGATTGACCATAATATTCCACCTGATATTCAAAAGTCAGACAAACTAAAGATAGGATTATTTCACGGACCAGTTCAAGGTTTAACGACTGATATCGGTTATAAGTTTGAAACAGGTTTTGAAACTGATAAATTTGATGGTTGTGATTTAGTTTTTTGTGGGGATATTCATAAGAGACAAATCTTTAACATACCTGGTGGTAAAAAAGCATATATGGTTGGTTCAACTATACAACAAAACTATGGTGAAACAATTAAAAAACATGGATATGGTATCTATGATGTGGTAAACAACACTTATGATTTTGTTGATTTAGATAACCCAAAACCATTTCTATCATTTAAAATGAAATCATTTGATGATATAGTTAATGGTACAGAAAAATTATCAAATTTTTAAATGTATTCAGTTGAAGTAAAAAATAACAAAGAAATTTATGATTTCTGTATGATAAATGGTATCACAGATATTAATAAATTTATTCAGGAATGTTTTAAACAGGGATTTGATATTAAGAGATATGGTCTTTTAGGGGAAACAGGAGGGAAAGAGGTGATTGTTGAAAAAATGGTAGAAGTACCTGTTGAAGTTATTAAAGAGGTTGAAAAAATTATTGAGGTAATTAAAGAGGTACCTATTGAGATAACTAAAGAAATTGAAGTGATTAAAGAAGTTCCTTTTGAAAAGATTGTTATTAAAGAAATAATAAAGGAAGTTCCTGTTGAAAAAGTTATTAAAGTATCTGATGATACTCAAGTAAATGAACTGTTGTTAAAAATACAACAGTTGGAAAATAAACAACCTGAAATTGTTGAAGTGATTAAGGAAGTTCCTGTTGAGAAAATTGTTGAAATAGAAGTTAAGGATAATAAATCACAACTTTTACAAGAGACATTAGTTAAATTAAGATTAGAAATTGTTGATAAAACAAAAAAAATTGAAGAATTAGAAAATAAAATAAAAACAATGGAATCCAATATGAGTCAACCGGCTTTTTATTTAAAGGGTTCCAATTTAAATCAAAAAATGTAATATGAGTACTTTAGCTTGGATTTTAATTGCGTATGGGATGACTAATATTTTAGTTTACGGTTCCATTTTTAATAAACAAAGAGATTTTATTCACAAATGGGGTGGTAATGAAAAGAATATTTTTTATGGATTAGGTAAATTCATATCAGGACTAATCTCCTGTGTAATGTGTGTGAGTACGTGGGTTGGATTTTTTCTCTCATTAGTATTTTTCTCACCAACCCAACAATTATTTGACACTAACGAAATTTTGTCTATATTTTTTGACGGGATGTTAGCATCAGGTTCAGTTTGGGCTGTTAACGCAATAATTGAATGGTTTGAACAAAACCGACCACAAAACACAAATCTTTAAAAACAAATATATATGCCAGTATCAAGAAACAGAGGTGGAGCTAAAGCCCACAGATTGCGAGTTAAAAAAAGAAACATTAACGTCGCAAATGCAAAAACAAATTTCCAAAAACAATACACAAAGTTAATGGAAGAAAAATTGGAAGAAATGAGAAGTCAACTTTCAGCACAGACTGAAACAACTGAGATTTCTGAAAATGTCTAATAATGGATTTGTTTAATCCATCACCAATTTTAAATTATTCACATATGACTCATGACTTAGATTTGAGTAAGCTTGACAACCCATATATACAAGTTGTATGGGAGGATTTCGCTGAAAACTTTACTCAAGAAAAAATTAAAAGCGTAAGACAATACTTTCAAAAAAAGTATCAATCTACTAACGTAAACGTAATTACTAAAACTAAAACTGTTGATGATGACACGGTACATAACGTTGATATCTCATTCAATATTTTAGATAAAAATTACCAATTAGAATTAGTTAAGTCTTATCTCAAATCTAAGTCAAATGAGGATTTGTATGATGATATCTTTAAATTGGACAATGCAGTTGATAGTAAACTCATATTAAATCAAACTGAAGTAACTCCATTTAAAAAATGGTTTATTAAGAACATTGAGTTTTCAAATTTCTTATCATATGGTGAAAATCAAAGACTTGATTTTGATAAATGTGATGGTATATCAGTAGTTGAGTCTAACCCACCTAACTTTGGAGGAAAGACAGTTCTTTCAGTGGATTTATTATTGTTCTTATTTTTTAATGAAACAACAAAGACTACAAAGGCTGAAGAAATATTTAATAGATTTACCGATAAAAACTCGGTAGTTGTTAAAGGTGAAATCATGATTGATGGTGAGGACTACATTATCGTTAGAAAGATTGAAAGAAAACTTTCGAAAAGTAATGATTGGAATGTTAAAACTGAATTAGATTTCTTTAAGAAATTATCAGACGGTAGTTTACAGAATTTCACTGGTGAACAACGTAGAGAAACGGAAGCATTTATTAAAACATCAATAGGTTCTAAAGATGATTTCTTGATGACTATCCTAACAACTGCGACAAACTTAGAGGATTTAATTGATTCTAAACCTACTGCAAGAGGACAGGTCCTTTCAAGGTTCATGGGATTAGATTTTTTAAAGAAAAAAGAAGAATCGGCTAAAGAACTTTATTCTGATTTTTCTAAATCAATGTTATCTAATGTTTATAACAGTGAACAACTTAAAAATGAAATTCAGGAAAACATTGAAAAAATAGATAGTCTTAAGAACGATAATTTAGAGTTAGAAAAAACTTTAAGTGATGTTATTGTTAGGATTGGTAAAGGTCAAGAATATCGTGATAATTTATTAAAGAGTAAGTTTACTGACATCGATAAGGAGATTAGTTTATTACAACCTGATAAAGTTAATAGTGAGATAAGTTCTATTAATTTACAGAAATCTAATGTTGTATCCCAACTTAATGAGATAAAAGTTATTGAACCTTCTCAATACTATCATGAAGATGAACATGATAAAATTAAATCGGAATACCAAGTACAATACCGAAAGAAAGTTGAAACTGAAACTAAAATATCTTCGTTAGAACAGTTAAAGAGTTCAGTAAGTGATGGTATTAAGTGTGAACACTGTGGTATTGAACTTATGAATGCTGCAATAACACAATCAAAGATTGCTGAACTTGACGGACTTATTGTGCAAAAAACCCAAATTGAGGGGGTTATGTCTGAGTTATCAGGTAAGGAACAAGGTTTTGTCCAACTTAAAAAAGACTTTGATGAGTATGAAAAAAATAAATTAGTTAAAGAAAAGTTAGAAGTTAGTATTGAGAGTTTTGATTTGAAAATTGAAAACTTAAATAACAAACTAACAAAGTATCAAGAAATTCAAGATAAGATTTCAGAGAATACCAAAATTGATGCTCAATTAATCAAAGCTGGAATGAGACTTGATGAACTTGATGCTGAGAAAAGAGGAGTTGAAAACAAAATTAACACTAATAATTTTACAATAAAAAATTCTGAAGATAAAATTGATTCTAATAAAAAGTTAATAGAAAAAATTAAAGAAGAATCCGAGAAAGAAAAAATATACAAAATATATTTAGAAATCTTTGGTAAGAATGGTATCTCAAAAATGATTATGAAAACGATGATGCCTTTGATAAATTCAGAATTACAAAGGTTATTAGAGGATAGTTCACACTTTAGATTAGAGATTAGAATTAATGATAAGAATGAAGTTGAATTCATTATGATTGATAACAATACACAAGTTGAAAAATTAATGGCTTCAGGTTCAGGATATGAAAGGACCATAGCATCATTAGCTTTAAGAGCGGTGTTGAGTAAAATCTGTTCATTACCAAAACCAAATATTATTGTATTTGATGAGGTGTTTGGTAAAATTTCTAATGATAACTTGGATATGGTTTCTGAATTCTTTACAAAGATTAAAGAATATTTTGAAAAGATTTTTGTAATCACTCACAACCCATTAGTAACCAATTGGTCAGACAATATTATTAGAATTAAAAAAATTGATAATATTAGTTTTGTAACTCAGTAATTTAGTTTATATTAGCAAAAAATATATTATGAAGTACATCTTATTCTTGTTTGGTAAATCTGATAATCAAGAAATTTTTGTTGAAAAGGTTGGGAAATTTTTAAGTATGGCAATGCAAAGTGATTCCGTAAGGTTTTATTTTGGAGATACTGCAGCTGTTTTTACCTTTGAAACTGATTTCAACTTAAAGAATGTTACATCTCATTTAGATGAGTTGTTTAGTAAACCTGAAATAATTTATTTTTTATTACCCTATCAAACTGACAAATTGTCAGTAAAACTTGACGCAATTACACAAACTCACTTGTTTGGCACTGATGATGATATAATTTCAGAAGAAGAATTTTTAAATATTATTAAGGAACGAGTGGAAAAAAACATTATCTTTGAAGACGAAGAAGATGATGAGATTGACTTGTGTTATAGTAAAAAAGTAAAAGAACCATCTTTGGATGATATTTTAGATAAAATTTCTGATAGTGGAATGAATTCTTTAAGTGAAAACGAAAAAGAAATATTAAGCAAATACTCAAAATAAATTATATGAAAGAAAAAAACTCATCAATTCCGATTAACCAAGAAGAAATTCAACATTATCTAAAAGATATTCGTAGAATTAAGGTTATGACACCTGAACGAGAGAAAGAATTGGCAAAGATGATTCAATCGGGTGACATCTCAGAACAAGAAAGACAACGAATAAACAAAGAGTTGTTAGAAGGTAATTTACGATTTGTTATTACCGTTGCTAAACAATACCAAAATCAAGGGTTGGATTTTCCTGATTTGATAGCTGAAGGTAATTTAGGGTTAATGAAAGCAATTCAAAACTTTGACTGGTCAAAAAACCTACGTTTTATATCATACGCAGTATGGTGGGTTAAACAATCAATCTTACAATCTTTAAATGACAATGCTCGTACCATACGATTACCGGTAAACGTTGTACAAGATTTACAAAGAGCAAAAAAACAAGTTGAGAATAGTGGTGGTAAGTTAGAAGACAAGTTTGAAAATTTACCATCTATTATTGACTTGGACATGTATATTAATGAAGAAGGTGATACTTTAGTTGATATTATTAAGAACGAAGATGCTGATATGCCTGATGCGGTTTTTAGTAATGATGGGGTATTAAAATCACAACTGATGTCAATACTTGGTATTTTAGATGAAAGAGAAAAAGTAATCATACAGGACTATTTTGGTATCTCAGGGACACCAAGAACATTAGAAGATATTGGTGGTGACTTTAATCTTACGAAAGAAAGAGTTCGACAAATTAAAGAAAAGGCATTACGAAAATTAAGGAACGAGAGTTCGATTTTATTCGACTACTTGTAGAAAAAATAAAAACCTTCTATTTATTATGATAGAGGGTTTTTTATTTTATTAAAAAAAATTATTATGAAAAATTTTATTGAGTTAGTAAAAAAATATAAATTATATATTTTATCCGCATTATTTGTGATTTTCTTTTTTAGGTCGTGTAGTAAATCAGGACAGGTAAACAAATTAGAAAAGTCCGAAATAAAAAAGGAAAAAATGATAGATAGTTTAAGTAATGTGATTAAGAGTCAGGATTACACTATCAATAACATTTCAGAAGTTATTCGACTTGAAAAAGTTAAAGTCCATACTGAATATGATAATTATATTTCAAGTAAAGATAGAGGTGAACAACTTATGGAACTACATATGATAGTTAAACAAAATATTAAAGATTTACAAAAATGAGTAAAATTTGGGAATGGATAAAGAATAATCCTAATAGGACCATGTTTTTGGTCCCTATTTTTTTAGTTGCAGGTATTTCCATTTCACACGTAGTCTCATGGTATGATATTGCAAATCCTTTTAGTTGGGCGGTTTATTTGTCAATTGCTATTGAGGTTGGGGCAATGACCGCTTTAGTTGCGGCTACTAATAAAATTAAAGGTGGCGTTTGGTTTATGTTTGGTCTTATCACATTAATTCAAATGATAGGGAATGTATTCTTCTCATATAAAGAAATTGATTCTAATAGTGACTTATTTAAATCTTGGGTAGAACTTACAGGTCCTTTATTTGAAGGGTTAGGTTCTGACCCTTCAGATATTATATCACAAAAGAGATGGTTGGCATTTTTAGAGGGTGGATTACTTCCGATAATATCTTTAACTTCCTTACATTTCTTCACCAAGTATGATAGTGGTAAAAATAATGATGAAATCGTAAAAGAAGATAAGGAAAAATACATTGAAGATGTAAAATTAAAGATAACCCAAGAAGAACCTCAGCAAGTTGAAATTGAACATTCATTCCAAGATGAAATTACTGATGTTAATTTTAAAAAATTTATAGAAGAAGAAGTAAGTGACCAAGTTACCGACCAAGTTATCGTACATGATGAGGTTACAGAAACTTTTGATACTAATGAATCTGATACACAGGAGGAAAAAAACGAAAACGATAAAAAAAGAATTGTGTATTCTAAAACTGTTTAAAATTTAATGGTTGATGAATGAAATCATTAAATACGGTAAATTTAAACCAACAGGTAAACAAAAAAAGAAAAATCAAATAATTCTTGTTCATACTTCTAGACCAATAGAATCTTATTTATCAGGGTTAAAATATAGATTCAATGGAAAATATCAAAAAATTCCAAATTATTTAATCAGTAGAGACGGTAAAATATTACAATTACTGTCAAATACTGAGTATTCCAGTTTTTTTAATTCACCTGATATAAACCGTAATTCAATAATTATTTCATTAGAAAATTTAGGTTGGTTACATAAAGAACCTTTAAATGATTATTACGTTAACTGGATTGGTGATATTTATAAGGGAGATGTTTTCGAAAGAAAGTGGAGAGATTATTTTTTTTGGCAACCTTATACAACAATACAGTTAGAAAACACTGCAAAACTCTGTAAGATGTTGTTTAATGAAGTTTCAATTGAAAATAATGTTTTGGGTCACAACACCAAAATAAGTGGGATTGAGAAGTACGAAGGAGTGGTGAGTAGGAGTAATTTCGGAATGGAATTTACAGATGTAAGTCCAGCATTTAATTTTGAAATATTTTTAAAAAACATAGAAAATGAACAATACACATGATGAAATAAAGAATTTATTGAAAGCTTCAAGAAACATGCTTTCTAGCACAATAAATGAAGAACAAGTAAAAAATATCAGACAAAAATATTCATTACTTACTGAAGAAGAATATGAGACAGGTTCGTCTGTTGTTGATAAAATGAACATTACAAAATCAGTTGAAGATAGAATTGATGATGATGTAAAGTCAAAGAAAGATAAATCTCAAGCTTATAGAATTTCTGGAGGTATCTTAGTTTTAAATGGTAAAGAACAATCAGAATTAGAATTAACAACAGATGAAAAAATTGCTTTCCAAGAAACAATGGATGAGTTTGTTGCTGAAGTATCTGATTTGGTTGATTTTAATAAATTAAATGTTTATACCAACAATGTTGAATGGTCAGGAAAAATAATTGATTTTGATATTGAATTTTTCTTTTCCATTGGAGAGGAAAATGGTATGTACATTAATGGTGATATGATTAAGACCGACCAAAACTTTTTAGATTTATTAGGTAAGTTAAAAACTTATTATGAAAAATTTAAATCTAAATGGGCGAAAGTATTAGCATCAAGGAAAAAAACTAAAAAAGAAGATGAAGAATAATATTGTTGGTGTTTTATTTTTAATTATAATCGGTTTGTTTGTTTATGAAAGTATTACAACTAACAAAATAAAAACTGATGTTGAAAAGTATCGAACTTCAATAGATAGCCTCCAAACAAAAATTGATTCAGTATCTTTAATTAATAAAGAATTGGACAATAAATTAGCGGAACTTGATACGAATATTGCTGAAATTACTCAAGAAATTGAATTGGTTGATAACAACATAAACGTTATAAAAAACAAAACAAATGAAAAAGTTGATATTGTTGACCATTATGACAACGCTGAGCTTAATCAGTTTTTCACAGGTAGATACGGGAATTAAAGACACAACTAAAGTTATTATTAGTTCTCAAGTTGCTAGAAAGATTGCGAAAGACTTAGTTAGATTGGATGGGTGTATTCAGGAGAATCAAGAATTATATTCTAAAATATCATTGATTGAGGACCGAGAAAAACAAAAAGATGGTAAGATTAAGTTTTTAGAAGAGAAAGATTCTCATAATCAAGAAATTATTCATGATAAAGATTTACAGATTTATCAGTACGAACATCTTACTGATGATTTACAGAATGAAATAAAAACCACTAATGATAAATTCATTTGGTGGAGACGAGGAACTATCGCTAGTGGTGGTGTAATAATTTTACTTTTAATCTTTGCGTTATAATGAAATTAAAAGAAAATTTAACTGACGATTTTAAACAAAAAGTTGGTAATTATATTATGGGACAACATGATATATCATCAAATCCCGAAGGTGCTGTAACTGGTTTTCAAACTATAAATAAACTGAATAGTGAATTAACAGAAAAAAAAATGAAAAACAAACCAATTAAGAAAGGGTTTAAAAAAAGTAATATTACTGATTTGGTTGGTAACGATAAGATGGATTTACCTATCGGTAAATTATATTCAATTGGTAAATCTCAAACTAATGAAGATAAAAGAGCTAAAGAACAATTTAAATTAGATTTAAAAAACGACCCTGAATTCCAAGATATTAAGAAAGATGCTGGTGAATTCGGAACTCCAAATGTATCACTTAACGACCCATTTATCAAAAAGAAAAAATATAAGCACATTCCTAAAATTGAGAAAATAGATGAAGAATGGTCTGAGAAATATAAGAAAAGTATAGATTGTAAGAATCCAAAAGGATTCTCACAAAAAGCTCATTGTCAAGGAAGAAAAAAGAAAGGGGAACAAAGTGAAGCGACAGGTGCTGGTTCTGCTGGAGGTTTTATGGCACCTGTAGGGTTTGACCCTAACAGTGATTTTGTTAAAAGAAGTTTTTCAGAAAAACCTAAAAAAATTGAAACAAAAGAAGCTACAGGTGTTGGTTCATCTGGTTCATATGAAACCACTGGAGCTTGGGCTAAATCAACAAATAAAAAAGATTGGAGAGGTGCTTCTAAGACACAAATACCCGGAGGTAAATTTGTTCAGGTTAAGAAAAAATGTAAAAAGTTTCCATATTGTAATCAAGGTGATATTAAAGCATTGAATATATGGGAAAATGAAACTTTAAAAAAAGTTATATCTAATCAAATCAAGTATGGATGAAGATTTGGGAGGTATGGAAGATTCACATCCTCGTTTTGGTAAACTTAATTTTTCAGACTATACAAGTGATGAAGTTAAAGACATGTTAAGAAAACCAATGATTGAACCAATGGATATTACTGTTGACGATGAAGAAGGATTTGATGATGAAGATGACATGATGTATGTACCGAAAAGACGAAAGTCTAGTTTTGAAGACGATGAAGAGGATTATGAATCTTATGAAAATATGTACGAAGAATTAGAAGAAGGTATGGGTATGGCTTGTGAGTCATGTGGTGGAACTTTATCTGAAGGTGAATGTACTGAGTGTGGGTGGAGTAAGACCTCAATGGATGAGAATATTCATCAAGATACTAAATTCAGACCTGCAGGGTCATCATTTGACTATGTTCAAGAAGAAGATATGGAAGATGACGAGGGTGTAGACCAAGATATGTCTTCAGCTTATGAAGAAAGAGTATCAAGATTTTGTGACACTGAAAGTGAAGATTATAATGAAGAATCTTGTAACTACTTGAAGAATGATTTCTTAACTGAAGAAATGAAAGAAATGAATCATTACAGTTAACTGAAGATGAATTAGTTGCTTTAATAGAAAATATCATTAAAGAAGATAAAAAAACAAAATTTAAAAAGTCTAATACAAAAGGTTTAGATGTTTATCAAAAAGCTCATAGAGGTTCGGGTAAAGAAAATGATGACTATTTGAAATCAGTTGCTAAGAAAATGAAAGATTACTTAAAAGATGGTTCAAAAGGTAATTATGATACAAACCCTGAAATATTTCCTAAAGGTAATGGAGAATTAGCTAAGATGTCTAAAAAAGCATATGTTCCATCTGACGCTGTTAAGGATTACACAGATAATTTAACTGCTGCGGGACTTGAGAATATAGATTATGATGAAATCCATCCTAATGAAGATTGGGTGTCTGCAAATGTTGAAGGTTCTTCTAAAACAGGTAATAATCCTGATTGGGCTAATACTGGTAAATCAGATGTTAACAAGAAAAGAAACAAGATTAGAAAAGACAATATGTTAGCTAAGATTAAGAGAAAGGCATATAACAAAGCCGCTCAACCAATTGTTACAGATAAGACAGGTGAAGATGCGACTGATAAATTAATGGTTAAACTTGAATCTACTGAAGACAAGAAAAATAACATTTTATCTGAAGAATTTAACAGAATGAAAAATTTAATGGGTTACAATAAGAAAACTCAATAATTCACATTTTAAAAACTATGATTATAATTTCTCCATAAGAGTTTCTTATGGAGAATTTTTTTAATTATATAACACAACCTGTTAAACCTGAAGACGTTGAAAAATGGTTTAAGGTTAATAACATCTTTCAAGAGAAACTAGATTTATTTTCAGATTTTTCTCATTCTTTAAACTTATTAATAGTTGAAACATATTTGGGTCAACAGGATTCCCCGAATGAGACAAAAATTGTGATGTCTGATGAAGACAATAGTAAACATTTTGAATGGTGTTGGGATAAAATAGTTAACAATTTTATTAAGGAAGATTTAAATTTTGAAAATAGAGGTGAACACTTTGATTATTTCAAATCATTCTTTGACGAAATCTTTTATACTCAAAAAGACGAGAAGATAAGAAAATCAATTACAAATTTTTTTACTGATTTATTTGATATAAATAAACCATTCACAAAATCTGATTTGGATATGGTCTCAACAATCTATAAAATTTTAGATAAACATTTAAGTAAAAAATCTTGATTTTTATTTACTCTGGCTTAAAAAAACTTACAATTATATTGTTACAATAAACATAAATTTTTATTATAATGGAAACGTTAGAAAAAATCAAAACATTGACCGAAGAACTTTCAGTAGACGCTACAAAATTCTTCAAAGGAAATAAAAGTGCCGGTACAAGAGCTAGAAAAATTGCTCAAGACCTAAAGTCACTTTTACAAACTTTGAGAAATGAAATTTTGGACGAAAGAAAAAAAGACGAGAATGCTTAATATTAATAATATTTTTATATTCTTTTTTATTTTTTCAACACTGTATATTATACGGACAGGGTTTAAATTTATAAGTGCCCTATTACAAAATCCACCATCAAAAATGGTGATTAGTAGTAGGGAACTTATATTTTTTGGGGTATTTTTATCATACATTATAACATATTTAATTAGCTAATATGAGTTTATTTAAAGAATTTTCACAACTATTACCATATCTACAATCAGTAAGAAAACTTGAAAAATATTTGAGTTTTGATGTACAATTTCCAAAAACATGGAAAATATTAAAAAAATATGTGAACGAAGAAAACGTTTTACAACAAGAAAGTAAAAACGCTGATGAGAGATTATTTTCATTTGTTAGTCAAATAAATGAAGATGATGTCAATCAAATAATAGATAACATTAAAAACATTATTTCTTACAATTTAGAACTTGAAATGAAAGAAAAATTGTTCGAAGATAAAGTTAATGAATTAAAAACCATATTTGAAAAACAAAATTTAAATTCATTGAAAAATTTGCAATTCCAACTCCCTAAAAATAAACTTAAATTGAATGACGATGAAGAGCCAATCAAGTCTGAAATGGTATCAGAGTGAAATTGATAAAGATAAAAAAGATTTAGATAAACAAAAGTTAGAGTTTATTAATGAAATTAAAAAACTCAAAAAAGATGATATCATCCCTAAAACTGAGAAAAAAATAAGTATATGGCGGAGAATACTCAAGGTGTTAGCAATTTAGTTGAAAAAATGGCATTATTTACGGACGCTATTGATGATATGTTCCCAAACGGTAAAAAAATCATTTTAATAGAATTATCAAATCATGATTTTACTGCAACAAAATTAAATTTTGGTAATAATGATTTTGATACAAACCAATTTAGAGTTGATATCTCAGGACTTGAATTTGTGTTTATTCGGGATGGGTTGTTGAATGTCTAAGTAAATAATTTTTAGGAAACCCTTTTTCAACTAAAATATTATATAGATATTTTCTTTGAATGGTTGAAGTATCTCTTACCAATAAACAATTTTGTTTATTGTTATCCATCAAATATTGTGTTAGAACGTCTATAAATCTTTCAGAATCAGATATGGTTTTAAATGTAAACAAGTTAAAATCGTCATCATTTTGTACCACAATTTTATTATTTAATTTTGATATCAATACGATACCTGATTCGGATAAATAAGATTTTATAAATTGATGTATTGTTATTTTTTCTTTTGTTTGGTAATTAACAAAAGTCTCTTCAATATTGTAACTTAAAATTTTGGTAATCATAAAATTATCATCATCTAACTCAACTTTAATCTGTCTACCAATTTCATCTTTTAAAAATATTGGTAAAAATGTACCTGAAGTTTTTTCTAAAATTGCTAATTCAAAATTAGAATGTTGACCACCCTCAACTTTTTTTGGAAATAAAACCTCATCACTCTCAATCATAAGGTTTTCAAAAAAAGTTTTTGCCTTTTTATGTGTTTTAAACTTATTGATTATTTTCTTTTTTACTTTATTTTTGAATAGTACTATTTGAAAATTATAATCCATTACAAAAAAATAAAATTTATAAATATTAAGTAAATGAACGAATCAAGTTTCTACGATGTTTTAGGTGTTAA